GCGCGTTGAACTCCTGTGCGCCGAGGAGCTCGAGGTCACGGCCCTCCTGAAGCGTCGCCAGCTTCTCCTGGAAGGCTTCCGCCTCCGCCTCCTTCTCGCTCAGCAGCCCCTGGCGGATGATCTCGAGGCGGGCCTCCGCCTTCTCGCGGAGCGCCTCGAGCTCCGGGTCCTCGCCGCCCCCTTCGAGGCGGCCGAGCGGGTCGCCGACGTCCATCCCGGAAGTGACGGCCTCGACGGCCGCCGCCGCGGCATCGGCTTTCTCGCGGACAGTCCGGATGAACTCGTCGACGTCGAACGGCGGGAGCTCCCGGAACTCGGCGAGCCTCTGCGCCGCCTCGTCAACTATCCTCGTCGCGGCGCTCAGCTCCTGCGGACTGCCGAAGAGGGTGAGCCTTCGCCGCTCGATGTCCGCGGCCGTCAGGTCGATGAACAGCAGCGTTTCCTGGAAGTCGTGGAACCGGTTGATGAGCGCGCCGATGAACCGGATCGAGCTCGAAACCCCGGCTTGGATGGCGTCGCCGAAGCCGCGGCCTTGCCGCGCGGCCTCCGTAATACGCTCGGCGACCTCCTGGAGGACCGGCGCGAGCTCGACGGCAAGCTGAGTTCCTACTCCACGAAAGACGAGCGCGATGCGCCCCATGGCGTCGTTCGCCGCCTCGATCTTCGCCGCATCCACCTGGGAGATCGCGATGCCGAAATCCTTGGTGTTCTTCTCCGCCAGCTTGAGCGCCCCGGCGAGATCCGCTGTCGTCGTGAGCATCCCGATGCCGGCGCGGCCGAAGAGATCGGATTCGACCGCCGCGCGTTCGGCAGCCGAGCCGAGCGCCTGAGTGCGCTCGGCGACGAGAGCCAGAGCCTCGGGGAGCGGCGTGCTCGCGAGATCCCGCGCCTTGAGTCCCAGCTTCGCGAGCGCATCGCCGGCCGTCCCCGTCCCCTCCATCGCCTCGCCCAGGCGCTTCGTGAAGCCCTGGACGCTCTTCTGCATCGTCTCCTGGGCGATGCCGACGTCGTCCGCCGCGGCGTTGAGAGCCACCATCTCCGCCTGCGTCGCGCCGACGGTGCGGCCGAGCTTGACCATCGCGTCGACCGACCGCAGGCCGTCGCGCGTCAGCTTGATCGCGATCGCCGCGCCGGCCGCCGCCGCCGCGGTGGCGAACAGCGCGATGCGCTTCGCCGCCTTCTTGTTTTCCTCGCCGAAGCGCTTGACGAGATCCGCGCCCTTGCCGAGCCCCTGCGCGAGGCCGCGGATATCGCTGCCGACACGGACTATCAGGGAGCCTACGGGGCCTGCCATTATTGCTCGACCTTCATTCCTCGTGGTGAAGCGCTCTGTAAAGCTCCGCGAGATCCCTCTCGGTCAGCGAGCCCCGGTACTCCCACGGCTGTCGTGGCCTTTTCGTTTCCCAGAGCAGGTAGAACTCCTGGGGCCGCATCTTCCAGAACTCCGACGGCTGAATCCCGAAATGTCCAACCGCGATCTTGTAATGCTCTGCCCAGGCTATTTCGGCGGTAGCTTCGTCATCTTCTACTCGTCTGGGCCGGCCCCCTCCCCGGGGGCCACGGAGTTTCCCGAGGGCCGATCCACCGGGATGAATGCCATCATCAGCGCCACGGCGATCCGCTCGCCCTCCTTCGCATCGGCGTGCGTCAGGAGGTGCGCGTAGACCCGCTCAGGCGTCGCCCGTTTCGCGCCGCCGGACTGGAGCATGTGGGAGATGATCTCCGCTACCTGGCTCATCTGCGGGTCGCCCCGTTGCAGCCTCTGGCAGACGCCCCAAATCGAGATTCCGCGCGCCTCGATCCGCTGAACCATCCGATAGTTCGGCTGGATCGTGTATTCCTTCCCATCCCACGCGAGAACGACCTCTTCGTATATCGATGACATGATTCTCAGACGGCCGCGGTGAACACAAAGGGCCCGGAACTCTGCAGGGTCGCGGTGAACGCGACGGCGTCCTGGTACTCGCCTGTCACCTCCATGTTGTTGAAACGAAAATCGCCGACGATGGTCGCCGGCGTCGTCACGAACGTGAACGGGAGCTTGATCGTCAGCTCCTGAATGAACAGCGTGCCATTGATGATCTGCGAGAGGAGGCTGTCGCCCGGCAGCAGCCCCTCGACGCTGATGTCGATCTGGTGCTGCCCCGGCTCTTCGAGCAGAGCGCGGATCCCCGCGTCGTCGTCCGTCGTCACATCGATCGGCGACGCGTCGATCGTCACTGACTTGGTCCGCACGCTGCCGATCACGGTCCCGGTGGGAAACTCGAGAGTAAGATTGCGCCCGACGAACGCCATGGTTCAGTTCCTCCTACAGTTCATCGACAATCGCCCGGAATCGGTGGATCCCGTGGCGAGTTAGACCGTCCGGATCAAGCACGCCGTCGACGCTGACTCTGTGCAGCGTCACGATCCGCGCGTCAACCACGACCGGCTCCGCCCGGTTGAGCGCCTCGTCCGTCTCGCGCTGGATCCGTTCAACCTCCCCGAAGCCGCGGAAGCGGCTCCACTGATGAATCGTCACCTCGGCATCCCAGCCGAGTGTGTCATCGGTGTCGTGATCGACGCCGACAGGCTCTCCTACTAACACGTAAGGGAATGCGGCATCCTGCGGCACGTGGTCAAATACGGCCGGCGTGCCATCCAGGGGATCCGTCGCGAGTAGCGCAGCGAGCCCGGCATGCGCCTTGAGCGTCGCAACCACCGTCTCTCTCAGCTCGAGCGTCCTCACGTCGCAACCCCCTCTGTGACGAGGAGCCGGACGTACCGCCCACGCTCGCCCACGTCCTCGGGGACTCCCGAGATCATGAACGCGCGCCCGTCCACCACAAGCCGCTTCGTCGGGTCGATGTCCTCTTCCTGCCGGACGACGATCTCGTGACTGATCTGGGGCTCCCGGGCCATGGCCTCGAGCTTCAGCTTCGGGGAAAGACCCTGGACGCGACACCAGACGTCACGCTCTTTCACCCAGGTGACTTCCGTGCCGCCGGCGGGAGTGCGGACCTCAGTCTTCGCCTGCAGCTCGGCGAGCGTCCGAAGCGGCCCGGCGCCGACGTAGATACTCATCGCCGCTTCTCCCGCTTCGCGAGCTCACGCTCGAGCTGCTGACCGAACTCCTCGCGGTAGACTTGTGGCATCTTCGCCTGCCACTGAATGACCGTCGGGGCGATGAACGGCCGCGCCGACTGCTTCACGGTGCCGAACTCGATGAAATGCCAGTGCGGCGCCCTCGGTGATCCGTCCTTCTTCAGGTGCACGATCACCGACGCCTCGAAGATATCTGGGCGGCCCTTCTCGCGCTTCGAGCGTATCGCCTTGAAGAGATTCCCGGTCCTGCGCTTTACGACTGAACGGGCCGCCTTCCTGACGTCGTCGCGCACGCTCGCCGCAATCCTGACAACGAGCCGCCGCATGATGTTGCGCGACTGGCGTGGAGTAACATCCCGGAGCGTCTTCTCCACCTGCTTTAGTCCCTCGACTGTCACGAGCTGGGCCACGTCCCTTCCCTCTATCCGAAGTCCATGTCCTTCCACGGGTCGAATCCCAGCATGGGAACGACCACCGGTGTCTGGCCGACGATGACGAGCTCTCGGTGCTCGTAGTGGTGGCCGATCCAGGCGAGCATGGCCTCTCTGATCTCCTCCGGGATGTCGGCCGCGACGCCGTATCCGGAGTCGAAGTCGATCGTCACGGCGTTGGGGATCCGCCGCGTTTGCGGGTATTCCTGCTCTGACTTTGGAAAGAGCATCCCGCGCTGCGCGGATGGACCGGAGAATGTCTCAACCGTGTATTCAGCCGCGGGCCACGCCTGGAGAACTCCGGACGGATCGATGTAGTTCACCTCGGTCACCGCGACGAGGGGCGGCCGTGCGATCTCGATCGCCTCGTGATCGAACGGGGGGAAGCGATCGAGGAACCCGCGCCACGTCGCCGTGAGAAGCTGTCGCCCGGTCTCCCGCTCGAACCCCTCGCGAGCTCCCGTGATGAGCCGCGTGATCAGATTGTCCTCGTTGTCCCACGTCACCCGCAGATGCGCTTTCGCCTCTGCGAGCGTCAAGGGCTCGTCGATGGGACCTGTGATCAACGTCGAGCGCACTGCTGGTCTTCCTGTTCACGTCGGTGTGGCCGCCTACTCGGGGTCTCTTCCCCACTGGCGCTTCTTCGCCGCCTTGTCCTCGCCTTTCGAGGCGGCCTTGTCCTCGGCCTTCGAGCGGGACTTCTGGTCGTCAGTGGCCACGGCCGTCTCCTTCCGGCCTGGAAGGACGACCTTCCCGGCCTCGAAGTCGAGCCCGTAGGCTTTGGCGTCGGCATCCCGGATCTCGCTGCCTGGCGTGGCGAAGAGCTGGGCGGCGTCCGGGTCGCCGTGCTCCACCACGCGCTTTTTGTCGAGCGAGAGGTAGAGCCTCCGATCTGCCTTGAATTCCATCAACGCCTCCTTCTTGCGTTTGATTTCGAACGCCATCAGACGTTGCCCTCGGCCCAGACGACCAGGAGGAACTCGCCGGTCGTGTCCGTGCCGAGGTCGTTGTTGATGAGGTTCGCGCCGGCGATGGTGAACTCGGCCGTCAGGTCGGCGAGGGTCACGAGGTCAGCGCTCACGTGCTTGACGGCGAGGAGGTCATCGTCCAGGTTCAGAGGGCCTGGCGGACTGTGGTCGCCTGCGGCGCCGCCGGGGATGATCGCCGAGCCGATCGCGCGGGTCCATCCGGGGGCGGTGATCATTCCACTCATTTACTCGATCTCCTCATACACCAGAGCGCCGGCCACGGCCGTGGCGGCGCTCAGTTCCAGGTTGAGCAGTGCACCGGCCGCGGTCTCAAACCAACCGAAGCCGTTGAATGGCAGCACGAGCTGACCATCGGCGGCGAGATCCATGAGCCCCGTCAGTGCTGTGCCGCCGGCGCCTGACTCGAACCGGGCTGTAATCGCGCCGCCGCTCGCCACCATGAAAGCCGCCAGGATGCGGATGCTCTTTCCGGCCACCGCGGCGACGAGGGTGTTGTCGCCCAGCGTCGCCGCATCGATCACTGAGTACTGAGGGACGCTCTTGATCGGCATGGCGGTTACGGTTTCTTCGAAATCCCAGTCGGTATCGGGAATCCTGTCAGTGTGAATTCGACTTCAGGCGAATAGCCAGACGGCAATGTTCCATCCGGGTTATTCGACTGGACACGGATGTAGTACGTCCCTCCCGGCCGCCCGCTCAGCAGAGCAGAAACCGCCACTTCGTTAGCGGCTCCAACGTCGAGCTCCCCGGGCGGATCGAGAAACGCTCCGCCGGAGACATTTTTGACGCCAACATCGAAGTGAGCACCTTCGATCGGGTTCCACTGGATGGTGTCTCCGAGCGTGACGGTGAACTGGGATTGAGCGAGCGCTTCCTGGGACCAGTCGATGAGGT